GGGCCTGCTTTCTTCGTCCAGTAATCCCTTTCCATGTTGCCCTTCTTGATAGCCTTCTTTGTATCCATCCGGCCCCACATGGCAGATGATCCATAACTTGATCGCACAGCGCCAGCCTTATCCATAGCAAGTTTGAATTTTATGTATTGCGGTAGGGTTGGATCCTTAGCGGCGGGTAAATCCCTCCCGAAGATTTCCTCTGTCGAGAAGGTTTTTTTTTCAGGCGTTCCCAGTAATTGTTCTGTCGTGATTATTTCCGCCATTTATTGTTACCTATGTAGGTGTAACCGTTGCGCTTTTCTCCGACTACAAAGCCAAATTCATCCGCCTGGGAGGGCTTTTCCAGATCGTCTATGATTTGCTCCCTTATGGTTTCTTCGAGCGCGTCATTTGGAGATTTCCCGTCTATAATTTTTTCCATAAGCCCGCGCCTCATCTTAGCCTTTACTCTTGCCTGGGTGTCTTGTGTGGCATATAGGCTTGACTGAGCAATAACCTGCTTCATGGCATCCCTTACTTTGGGATCGTCGTAGAGTTTGTCGTAGGTATCTTCAAGGAGTTCGGTTCTTTCCTTCTTTGTAAGGAAGCCGTCCGCTTCGGCTTGTAGCACATCAGCCCGGTATTGCGCCTTAGCTTCAAATGGTGTTTTTGGTCGAAACCATCTATCCTTTAAGGCTAATTTTCTGTCATCAAGTTCGTTGTATTTATTTATGCTGTCTATGTTTGAGGGATCGGCTACTTTGACCGATTTCAGGCTATTCACGAATACTCTAGCGAATCTCTCGCTAATATTGCCGGCCTCGTATTCACTCCGGGCCAGGTTAATCAGATCGGAATCGGTAACCTCGTTGCTCTGTGAGTCCTGCATGTTTATCCTGAGTTGCGCCATAGTGTCTTCGGTCTCATTCCGTGCTATCTCATGGGCTAGTATCGCTTCTTTTTCCTGCTTCTGCTTCAAGTCCTCTTCGTCTTCAATAGCTACCTGGGCTTCCTTTATAGTAGACTCGTAAAGCTTATGCCCTTCCTTTTCTCCAAATACCCCTGCGGCAACCTGGGCATCAATGATGTTCTTTATCTTAGCAGCGGCTACAATCTTGCCTCTTTCTCCGACGGAGTTAACATAATTGCTTGCCTCAAGGTCGAGTAACTTAAACGTCGCTACCTGTCCGGCTGCTATGACTTTCTTCTTATATGCATTCCCGATCTTGATCTCCGCGGCCTGGTTGCCGTATTCAAAATCAAGCGCTGCCCTGGACTGGATGTTCTTATTCGAAAACCCTTTAAGATTTTCTTTCTTCAGTTCTTCGAGTTCCTTAACATAGGTGTCAGAATTATTATAGTCCGGGTCGTTCGCGGCTCTATTAACAACGTCATTTACCCCTGCCTCGTAGTTGGCCTTAGCGGATGTGTACTGCACGGTATCAACGGCATTGCTCCATTTCACAGCTATAGCAGTAGCCTTCTCAAGGCCAGCGGCTGCGATATCGTATTCGTTCGTATCTCCCGCACCTTCTCTCATAATTTGAGGCTGCTGGGTTGTCAATTGTCGACTTGAGTCATATTGAGGCAGTTTAGGCATTATATTCTCCCTGCTCTTAGATAATAGTTTGATGGGGCAACATTTATTTTACCGTGGATTGCTGTAGTAGCAGTCTTTCCGGATGCCAAACCGCCACCGTACGCAGTTGCTGCTGTGCTTAAAAGTGTAGTAAATGCGTTGGTATACCCGGCCTGGAGAGCCATTCTTGAGCCAGATCTCCCGCGACGCAAGGTCTCTCTTGAGCCAGACAAGGCATAGCGCTTCCGGACTTCGAGATTGTACTGGCCTATGGATTTATCAAGCTGCATCTGGGTCTCTGTGTCGATCATAACTGCAAGAGGCGAACCGGATAAGAGTAGCCCTGCTTTGCCTGTCCTGGCGATGGCGGTGCTGCGCGCCCTGTTTATAGCCCTGTCATATTGGTAGGCCTCTATGCCCTTCTGTTCCTCGACCATGTTGGCCTGTTGCTGATAAATAGCCGCATTGTATTCTGACTGGGCCTTCAACTCTTTGCTCTTTTTTATCCCGGAAGCGGCCTGCATACCCGCTGTCGCTAATCCTAATCCTACTACTGCCGCTGTGGCTAAACTCATTTTAACCTCACTTATCGAAAGTTTCCATTTTTGTTATAATGCTCAACAGTTCAATTGGTAGAGGATCTTCATTTTTAAGATAGACTTGCGCGCCATAGGCGTAGTCACCGTAAAAAGATATATTCGGTATGACCCCTGTGTATAGCAATTCAGGCGTACCCAGGTTTGTGCTGGGGTCTCTGGTCGCGGCCCGGTCGAGCGTGGATGATGTAGCACCCACTTTGAAGCCCCGGTGCGAACGATTAACCTTAAAGGCCACCTCGTGAATCTTTTGTATCTTGCCCTGAGATGTACCTTTAGCCGACCCGGCTTCCCTGGGCAGCGTTTGAATTATCTGATCGTAAGGCAGCCCCACGCTTACCACGAAATAATCGTACGCAAGCTGTATGGCCTCTGAGGCAACTGTCTTCGCAGGCCTATCCACGCCGCCGTCTGCCAGTACCCCTACCGTAGCGGCATCCAAATGGGCCAGGCCGGTGATGGTCTGAACAGACAGACCCCACTTGCCGGCAGCATAGCTTGAGGCATCGAAGGCGAATTTAACCGTGGCCACAACAGTTGTCCCGGAAGTAAAGGCTGTGATCTTGGCCTCTCCTACGGTCGAGCCGTCTAGGGTATCAATGGCGCGGATTCTCTGGCCCACATCGCCTGACGCAAAGTAATTGCCGCTTGTTGTAAGGGTTATAGTCGACCCTGTCCCGCCAGTAGCGGATAGGGATATGCTTGTAGCCGAACTCGAAGTCGAACTATACGCATTATAGGTAAGGGCCGAATGCAGATATAAGCACAGATCCTGCCTATCTGGGACTACGATGTCCTCAAAAACCTCCACATATCGCTTCTGCGCGCCGTTTATCCAGCGCTCCACTATCACCCATACCTCATCATACGGCTTAGTCTGAGAGGGTATAACTGCTATTGAACTGTATGTGCCGGAGGTTGTTTGCTTGGCCCAGGCGGTGAGTTCCTGATCTATCTCGCGCGTCATGGTTGCTAGCGTACCGTCTGTCCTTACGCAATAAAGTATGGTATCCGGGTTCTGCTGATAGTCCATATCAACTATCCCCTCGCCTAAGATATGAGGGCTAAATATGGTCTTATCAATTGCTTTATAGGTATCGAGATCCCAGAAGTAGAATAACTCCCGGAGTTTCTTCTTAAAGCGCTGCACATAGTAAATAAAGTGGCCTATCTTCTTAGGCACGATAGCCTCAGCCCCGAAGCTGACCTCAGCGGATGCAGTAACATTCGAAGGCGTTATAGGTTCGGAAGAGCCGCTATTTATAATGAAAGGCCCGCCGTAAGTCCCTACGGCAAGCGACTTGCCGGAAGACAGCCAGTTTATCTCGTTCGCCTCATTCGAGGCCAGGGCAAGGTTTAGGCCATCATCGTCGGCCGCTCCCTCCAAAGCAAAATCATCGTATATAAATACCTTTGAACCCCATACCTTCTGTGGCTCTTTAGCCGTCCGGGCAAAGAATAAGCGCCTCTCATGGAACGCCACGCGCGCGGGATACCCGCTAACAGCGCTCCAGGCTCCCTCAGCCCAAACAGACGTTGGATCATTCGCGGCTATGCTTAGGGTCTTTATGACAGTAGCCGTAGCGGTAAGAGTGTCTTTGACATAAGTGATCTTGACATACCCCTGCTCATCAAGGCCTGTGGTTGAATTGGTGAGTGTAGTGCCTATCTTCCAGTAGGTGTTATGATGCCCCAGGGTACTACCTGATACCGTGAATATCCCGGTGCTTGCGGTTATATTGATAGTACCGACGGAGGCAGAGATAGATACGGTGGTCGAAGTGTTTGTATTGTCATCCTTGAACGGCCCGCCTAAGAAATCAAAGTCTGCTATTGACCAGCTTGCCGCAGCACTCCGGACAAGTCTCTGCGGTGGGTGATCGGGATGAGTGAGGTACATAACATCGTTAAGCTGTGTAAACTGTACATCGAATATTTCACTTTCCGTGAATACATGCGCGAGCGTGAAAGGAGTCGTGCCTGTTGTTACGACTATGCCGCCATTGGTATAGAACCTGAAATACAGCGGCCCCATCTCAATCGCATAGGCATCGCTCCTGTTGAATACGAATTTAATAAGGCGCGTCTTTAAAGTAGAAACGCTCACCTCCCGGACGAACCTTGTGCCGGGAGTGGACAGTACTGAACCGTAAGGTCTTACAAGGAAGTTTTGCACTATCTGGCATGCGTTAGCATATTGTGCTACATCAGTCCTGCCGAATAGCGATGGGCCAAATTCTCCACCAGCGAAACTTGTTTGTATATGATCTACTTTCCCCATTATGTCACCGCCACCTCGTGTGCCATTATGCTGTCGGGTTAGTGTTAAAGTCTTTAGCCCGCTCCCAGGCATCATCCTTCATAACCTGATGCACTCCTGTTTGGCTATTCTCTGCCATTGCTTTAGGCAAAGAGACCTTGTTATATTTTTCCATAAATGCTGCTGCTTTGGTTGCTGAGTTAGTGATCATGAAGCATACATCCGAACAAAGCTTATCGATAAAAGCTTCTAGGAACTTCGGAGGGTACTTCGATGGATTGTTGTGATCGTAGACATACAGGATGCCTAGTCCGGTTGTGTCAGCAATGATATAATCGCCTTCTACTCTCCACTCTGCCTCATCGTCGCTCACATCAAATATCCTTAAAACATCGGCCGGGCGCACATAAACTGTTGTCTCATCCGGGTAGTCCCAGGCCATATCGACTGCCGATACAGATAATGACGTGCGAGTAACAGCGAATGTCCACTTGCACTCGCTCAGTATGCTTTGCCGGGCTATCTCATACACGCGATTGGCTATGCGCGCATTATTGGTGTCATCGGTGATATTGGTTATGGGAGCCGCACCGCAAAGGGTAAGAGCCTTGTTTATTAAAGATGTTTGGGTTACAGCCATAAAGCCTCCTTAAAGAAGGGGGCGAGGTTTGTGGCCCCGCCCCCAGACTACCTAGACGTAACGAACTACCGATTTAACTGTGCCGGTACTCATCGTCCAGTTGTTCAATTTCAGGGCGATGGTTACCTGCGTTCCAGCAGTTACCTTCTGGAAAGCACCCTGTTTCGCATGTGTAGGCGTTGTCGCGGCCGCAAGTAAACCTGTCATGTAACCAGGCAACCTGAGCGTTGTCATCGTCTCGTTATGCGATACAGTATGGATACCCAAGAGGGTATCTATGGCGCTATCAGTCGTGAAACCTACCGACAGCGTTCCGCTTGTCTGCGATGCAGAAGTCTGGATCTGTATGTCAATCGAGGTGATCTTCTTGTTCACAGGCAGCGTGGCAAGCGCGATAGAAGTATTTGTCAGGGTAATGTTACTCGTTAGAGTGTAATTATCCAGCCAAACCTTTTCTACCGACTTTACATAGCCGTCAGGGATAATGTTATCCCCGCCGGGTGAATCGTATTTCGTTACGTTTTGTCCTTTCACAGCATTAACAGCCATGATTAACTCTCTTTCTCTCGCTTATAGCGAGGTAGTAAGGTTACTCGATAACGTCTACTTTCACGACGCGGGCCTCTTCGAGACGAACCGTGCCGATGTTTATCTCATAGTACACCTGCCATGAATACGACAGGTCTTTCCTCTCATCCGTGCGGACGAGTGGCTGAGATCCGAGCGCCGCGCAGATACCGTATCTCTGGAATGCCAGACAGGTGGTCTGTGTTCCGGAGGCGGTAAGCTGGTTGGACATGATCCACTTGAAGCCCATCCAAGTGTCAATCTCGCCTCGTACAAGCGCCTTTACAGCGTTGTAGTCTGACGATGTTGCTTCGGTGGTAGCCAGTAAATCCTCAATTGCGATAGGGTTTACGACGAAGAAACGATCTTCCATTTCAACATCTTCCCTATCAAGGATTTGTTTGGCCTGGTTAACCCTGGCGAATGTCAGGGTCGCGGGTGTCCCTGCGATATGGCTTATGTTGGATATCGCATCCGTACCGAGAGTTATAGAGCCACTCCCGGTCTCGCCGGTATTTGCGGTTCCTTCTAGACCAGCTATGATACGCAGGTCTATTTGGCGGCCTAAGGATCTCGCCGCCGCTATCGTGTATGCACTTCTTGGATCTGACAACGTCCTTAACTCATCACCGCGGTCAAGCATACGATTGTCATGGTAATCAATCATAGTGGCCATTCTGCGATAGAGGTTCGGGTCGTTGTTCGGGGTCGCTACGTTACGACCTGCCTTAGCTTCCATCGACCACTCGCCGATCTGGTCTTGGAAGAAGGTCTTTCCTCGCACATTCGGTTTAAGATAAACCGCATTGATTAACTTGGAATACTTCTGCTGTGCAAGCTGCATAATATTCCGCGCATAGGCTTGCGCAAATATAGTTGCTTGTGTGTCTGCCATTTCCCTCTCCTTTGTTGTCTTCTTTGCTCAAGGACTGATTATCCTCAACAGAGAGGGTCACGCCTTTCGCAAACACCACGCCGGGGCATTTCAGCTTGTCCGGTACATCAGCAAGGCTAAAGGGGCGTTTGCTTATCCTTGTGCCTTGTTTATTGACTTCAAGAGCGAGTTGTATCTATCCATCGCTCTTTGATGTTCAGCATCCGTGAACTTATTGGACTGGTTCATGTATGGGCCATCCAGGTCTCTTGTCATCTTGTCAATCTCTTCCTGCGCTTCTTCCGGCGCAAGCGAGAATCTCTGGTAGCCAAAGTCTCCGATCTTATTCTCAGCGAACTGACCGCCAATCTTGGACAGGAACTTTATACCCCTGGGATCTTTAGACAGGGTTGCAGTAACAAAGTTCTCTGTATCTTGGTCACCTGAGAATTTGTTTATGACAAGCTGGCCAAGCTGAACGTTGGTATCATAAGCATCGCCCCACTCTGCGCGCATCTGGTTGACTACTTCAGTCATCTTGGTTTCCTGATCCTTGACCGCATTGGCATAAATTTCCTTTGTCATGTCCGTATAGGCTCCCCATAACCCTTTTGCCTGGTTAGGGGTAAGCTTAAAAGCATGAACTGTTTCAGCAAACTTTCCTTTGTCGAAAGACATGCTCTTCATGCTCTCAGGTACTTCTGCATCCGGGAGACCATATGCTTCGGCCTTGTCCGGGATACCCATCGCCTTAGAGAATCTGCTCCAGCCCTCGGCATCGTCATCGCCTTTGGGTATGGGTACTTTCTCGTGGCCTAAAAGCTTTTCTAAAGACAAGTGGCTTTCTACCGCCTTGCCTAGTCCATCTCTTGTATCTTCGAACTTCTGTAACGTAGGACTATTCATTACATCCGCGCTCAAACCTGACTTCCAACTGAAATCACCTGATGGTGCTGCTGGTGTTTCGGTGGCGGTCGCTGGATTATCCGTACCGGGGGTCACAGGATTATCGCCCATCTTATTCCTCCTTCTTTTTAGCCATTGCAATAATTTGCTCCGGCGTGAGTTTTAACAACGTCTTTATAGTAGCAAGGACTTGCCTTTTGCCATCATTGATGAGGCAGACATCCCTGTTTGTAACATCGAATATGGATTGATACCATCCGCATGCGTTCTCAAGGAAACTCATTACTTCCTTGCCTTGCGGTGAATCAAACATCGTGTGCAGGTTCGATTGCAGGGCCTTCACATATTCTCTGTTGGTTAGCTTATTCATTTATTGGTCTCCTGACTCTTGGCCAGATCAGCCTCCGCCTTAGCGCCCTTCTGTGCTGTGTCTGCCGCGGCATTCAGCATTTGCATCTCTTGCAGCTTCGCTTGCTCCTGGGCGCGCATTCCGCGGATCTTCTTTATCTCTTCATCATCCCTCAGCACCTGTACCGGCGCGCCTGTGATGCTCCAGACTTCATCTGTGACCCTGTCCGGGTCAATCTTATCAAGCGCCTCCGGGGCAAACTTGGCCATCTCGCCTACCATCGTAAGCCCGGTGACAAGGGTGTTCAGATCGGAACGTCTTTGAGCCATTGCAAGCTGGCCCACGAAGTCAATCTCGTAGTTAGGGTCTTGTATCAATTCATCTGGCGGCATAGGAAGCTTGCCCCTGCGCCATAGTATACCCATCGTGCGTATGACTATGGGGTTCAATACTTCGGATAGGAAGCGGCCTACTGCCGGCCCCAGCATGGTCATTTTCTCGTTCACGCGCTCCATGACCTCAGGGTTATTCATCTGCTTGTCAAGCCCCTCGAAGGCCAGGAATACGTCATTATACATAAGTGATTTGACTTTGCTTGAGTAGTATTCAACAGCGCCCAGGCCTACCTTAGGATCGCCGAAGTTGCCAAAGGCGAAGATATCCTTTGAGCCACCACTCATTGCGTCTTTCTTATAGTAATTGATGGCTCTTGGATTCGCATTGAAAGGCATAAGGAACGCATTGTCCGGGATAGCTACCGGCGGGTCTGTGTGTTTCATCATAGCCCGGAGATTGGTCTTAGCTACAGCGTTTAAGAGCCTGGCGAATGGCAATGCCTTCATAGCCGGTGAGAAGCCCCAGGGGATGAATGGCCTCTTATCAAACCTGTGCGCCATAGCCGGAAACTCCTGATATCCGCCCTCTTCTACGATCTTCTTGGCTTTGACATCAATCCATAGCGCTTCGATAGGCATATTCTCTTTGTTGGTCTTCTGTACCTCGCGCACGTTACGCTTGCCTATAAAGAGTAGGAACTTATGCTTCTTATCATCAGCCCGGCCTTGCAATTCACGTTGCATCTCATCTGATAAAGCCTCCCGGCCCCATCTGGTCTGAGCCTGGAGTGCTGTGTATTCGAACTCGATGTAATACTCGATGGCGCGGCCTTTTGCGTCTTCAGAGATCATCACCTGTTTCAATGGCATGTTGCAGAAGCGTACTTCATCTGTCATGTCTTCTTCTTCGAAAAGAAGCGATGTACCATACACGCCTGAAGACTTGTAGCTTGGGAAGATCTGGCCATAGAAGTTCGAGCGGTTGAGCGTATAGTTGACCTCATCAGCTACTGTTTCGAACCAGTCACCGGCGGCTTTGTTCTCTGATAGCTTAGGGTTCTTGTGGCGTAGCCTGAACCATTTGGATGTGGGCGGGGTGAGGTAGTTCATGAACCCGGACGCAAAGACATCAGCGGCTTCCAGGGTCGTTGAATCCCAGAGATATGTCGTATCCAGTTCTGTGCCGGGATAGTAAGTCCTGTTCACATTCTGCGCCTCAAGGTAAAAGAAGTCATGAAGCGTCTGCCAGTAACTCTCAAAGTTATGGCGGCCGCCTTTAAGCTGCTCATACTGGTCGATCTTCTCCTGCGCGCGTGACTTATTGACAGGCTTTATTTTTGTCTGCTGGTTCGTAATAGTCGCTGGCATATGAAGTCCTTTACTTTTGTCCAGAAGGACGGTTCAGGTGCTTTAGGCTTTGGTGCGATATAGTACATCCACCGCGTTAGTGGAAATCGGCCCATGTGGGTTGCGAGATCAAGCCCTCTGGCCGCGCACCATTGTCTGTACATCTTGGTGGATTTATAACCTTTCACTCTCCTGCCTTTGCATGTAGTCCCCATTATAGCGCCTTTATGTAATGCGTTTCGAATAGCATGAATCCCATGCGTTCGTAAAGCCTCTTGATCTCTACCGGCTTAGATGATTCAAGCACAGCCATTATCATCGTATCGAACCCATCGGCCTTTAACATCTCCTGGGCTTTCTTTAAGAGCCTAATACCATACTTCCTGAACGGCTTATTGACATACCAGACTATCTCCTGGAAGACGCGCTTGTCATTGAGCATGGATGGCGCTTCGATCCCGGCCAGCATCCCTTCGCATTTATCATCAATGATCAGTAGGAACGCATTGCCTGTGCCGCTGTCTTTAAGCTTTGTTATGGTCTCAGCCAGGACATTCTTATCAAAGCTATCATCGAAGGCCTGGATGGCCTCAACATAGAAGTTGTCCATGATCTGGATCACGTCGTTATAGTATTTGTCTGAGTACGTTTCTATTATCATTGTCCGAGTAGCTGCTTTTTGGCTATCTGTGCCTCGCCGCTTATACCAAGCGGTGAAGTGTAAATGGATTTCGACCGGGCCATGCTTAGTCTCTTAGAGCGAGCGGCAGCCATTGCCTGGTCTCTTGCTTCTGTAGGCTTAGGCGCTTGAGGCATGGGAGCCGGTTGAGGCTGCGCGCCTTTCGACTTGCCTGCCTGACCCATTGCATAACCACCATATGCTAACCCGCCTGCTATTACCATTGCGCCTAGAATCGTTGAGCCTGCTGCCATTACATCACCCCTGCACTTTTGAATAGGTTGTCCTCAGGATAATACTGAGGGATATTAGGTCTGTATTGCACTTCCTGCTCTGCCTTTACCACTCCGATCTGGCTGACAGCCATAATAAGCGCATCGGCCAGGTTCGGGGATTTAATGCCATCCTTGCGCATCTTGTCTTTTGATACGAGTATCCTACGCTGGTTATGGTCGAATGTGTATTTGATGGTCATGAGTTCATCGCGGACTTTATCATCGGTGATGCATATGTGGCCTTTGACTAGCAGGTCTTTAAGCTTGTAAGCATTGACTGTCCGGTTGTTGCCGTAGAATCTATTTACTGAATAGCTAATGGCCGGGTTGCGGAAGCCTATGAAATTATTCAGCCCCTGGCCTTTAACCAAAGTGTCAAGCGGGCCAGCCCCTATGCCATCCTCATCGATGATCGAGGTATCTACCCGGTATTCATTCGATGTCAGGAGTATCCGGCCTGTAGTGTAATTCAAGTCCTTATGCTCCCATTCATCAACGTGAATGGCCTCCCAATGCAGCGCGCCCATCTGCTGTAAGATAACGCAAGCGCATTTATCATCGCCATACCTGGCAATGTCGTACCCGGCTATCTTCAGGCCGTAGCCTTTCCGGAGCGGGTATTTATTGATTTTGCTATGTGCCAACTCGGATAATGAGTACAGCGAGTCTTCTGATTGATCAAGAGGCTGCCCCAGCCAGATGTGATTATAATCTTTCTCGCTCAATAGCCTGCACTCAGCGGCTTCTTTCTTCAGGGCCATAGTGCAGAATGGGTTCTCATCGAAGTTGATATTGATATGCAGGCAGTCTGCCCTTTTCACGAAGTTCGCATAAGCCGGGTCGTTATGCGCATATCTATTCATCGTAAAGAATATCTTAGCGTTGTCTTTTCTGATGGTGGGTATTAAAACATCGAGCGTCTGCTTTGTAAGGGCTTGGGCCTCATCAATCCAGACAATGTCAATTCCTTCCATCCCCTGGATGTTAAAAGCCCCTTGCTCTCTAAAACCACGGAAGTTTATAGGCGAGCCTGTAGCCCTGTGGGTGATCCTGGTAGACAGGATCTCGAAGTTTAATTGATTGGCTTGTATAAGATCAGCCATTAATGAATAGACTGACTCTGTGATGCTCTTCTGTATCTCCCGGCCGCAGACTACTCTGATTTTGTATTTCTCTGCCAGGTATAGAATGAACCGCGCTACTGATTGAGACTTGCCTCCGCCCCTGCCGCCCTCCAGTAGGAAGTACCGATATTTATTGAAGTTGTCGGCTCCTAAGATCGGTAATAGCTTCTCCGGGATGTCGAGTATTTTGGGAAGGGTGAGTTCATCCAAGATGATACTCCGCGAGTCTGCCGCCTACTTTGATGTCAGGCATCTTGACTACTTTAACTTCGGCTTCTATTTGGGTGGGCATTGACTTCTTTGAAAGTTCCAATGAAACCTTTAACTGATTGGCAGGACTGAACTTATGGAAATTGTCACGCAGGTATTCCCAACTCCTTCGGATTACCTCATCGCGTACTGAGTGGGTTGTGCCGTTCTTTTCTTCATTATACATACCACAAGTATATATTATTAATACCTATCCTGGCAAATCAAATAAAACATTTAGGTTTTATGCTCAAGCGTGTTCTTCCAGGTCAGCACTCCATCGTTAAAAGATTCATCGTGTATATCCCCGCAATCTAATTTTGGCGGCTTGCAGTTCAATATCCATTTCTCTACTTCCGTGAAAGGAGGGATTACTTGTATCTGCCAGTCTTTCGGAAATTATATAAAGGGTATTTTATCTATCCACTTACGCCATTCAAACTTTCTCTCTACCTCGGCTACATCTATTATACTTTTATAGTCTTTCATCTTTCTTCCCTATGCTTTACAGCTTTAGTGGTCATTGATTAACACCTCTTTCTTTAGCACAAGCTCCACTATGACATAGTTCTTTATACTTAGTGCAGAATAATATTCCACCGCTACAATGATAACATTCAGCTTCTACTCTTGTGCCATCTCTATCGCATTCAAGTGCTTTCTTTCTGTAAGATACATACTTCCTCTTCCCAGACTTCA